CTTTTAAGGCTTTTAACTTCAATAACATTCGATTGAAAAGAGATAACTTTCAGTAACTCTCCTCAAAAGCCAACCAAGAGATTTTGAATTTAACGAGCTTTAATATCCAAGACGCATTTGCATCTACTAACAATTAATCAGAGGAGAGAAGAGAAGATATGCTTTTTGGTTTTGATTTAATCTTATTTGACATTGGGTTCCTTAGCTTATCAGGTGAATTTGAAGGGAATTAACTTTAATAGGCAGAACGTGAATTTGAATGTAATGCGCTTTTATCTGATAGAGCATTTGGATATAATACGCTTTTACTGACGGGGGGTACTGGATTAAATTACTTATACGAGAGTGACCTGGATTGTATAAACTTCCCTTAACATATTCTCTTTAACATATTTCTTTCTTTAACATATTTTCTTTAAATACATTTCTTTGGAGAGTATTTAAAATAAGAATTAGGTATTTAGGTAGAGAGGGTGAGAGATGGCGAGGAAGAAGCGAGTAGATGCTAAGGGGTTGACGATACGGGAGCAGATATTTTGCAAGGAGTATGCTATAACGGGGAATGGTTCATGGAGTACGAGGGTAGCATGGGGAGGAAGTGGATTGACACCGACATACATGAGGAACACATTGGTGAACAATTTATTAAAGCGTAGGGACATACGAGACATGGTGGAGTTGTTTCGTTTGAAGTTTTTGGAGAAGTATGGGGCGGATATAGGTGACGAGGTAATGGTAAGGGCGAGGGGAGCGGATGACAAGGAGGCGTACAAGTATTATCAGCAGGCGATAAACATGATGGGGTTGGAGGCACCGAAGAAGAGTGAGAGCAAGCAGGAGAAGGTAGTAAGTTTCCCAGTACATGAGGCACCGCAGATAGAGGCGGATGTGACGATAGAAGGTGATGACGGGGAGTTGGAGGGGGAAGAAAAGGAAACCCCCTTGTTAGAGGCCGCAGTTGATGGGGAAGCAGATATAGATGTGAAAGATGACATATAATATCTCTCAGAGGTTTATGGCGTTGGAAGATGTAGTTGCATATATCCATAAGCAGATAGCTAAGTACGACGATTATCCGATAGGCATACAGATAACCGAAGTATTTGACAGAGATATTAAGGGATTTGTAAAGACAGTTTCCATTTCGTTTCATAAACTAAGGGGGGCAGATGTTAAACGAGCTAGGGGTAACGAAGTTAGAGGTAAATAAAGACGACAGGGGAATATTGTACGAAGTCATACATGCTTACGATTTACATAAGTTTGGACAGCAATATATCGTCAAGACACGCAAGGCAGGTACGATACGGGCGTTTCATAGGCATCGGGAGTTGTGGGATTGGTTCACGATTGTATCTGGTTCGGCTAAGTTCATAACAGTCGATAAGAGTGGGGAAGAAATCAATATATTTGTTTTAGATGGCAACACACCTGAAGTTCTGACAGTTCCTCCAGGTTATTGGCATGGCTGGATGGCGTTAGAGGACAACACGATTTTGAATTCAGTTGCTTCTCATTGTTACAACAAAGAATGTCCAGATGAAGAAAGAGTTCCTCCTAATTCATTTAACGTCAGTTGGGAAATCGTTTTTAAATGATTAAAATGATTAGAATTGAACTTATATCTGAATTAAACGCCAAAGTTTTTAAAGATGCTTTATCTGAATTCTTGTCTGGACTTAAAGCCGATTGTCCTGAATTTAAGTTGATAGATATAAAGTTTCAGACAGCTAATTATAAACAAGGCGATATTCTCTACTCTGCTCTGGTGATTTACGATAATGGACTCTAAGCTAAGGTCGTTTGTAAAAAGCTGTTCGTGGAGATTGATAGCTACTACCAATGGTATTCTAGTTGCCTATGCCCTTACAGGTTCTTTTTCTAAAGGCGCAGTTATTGGCATCGTCGGTAATATAACAGGTATGGTTCTATATTACCTGCATGAGAGAAGTTGGAATGTTTTGTCATGGGAGCGAAATGAAAGTTGATTTAGGTGGCGGTCAATATCCACGTTCAGGATATATCAACGTAGATTTAATTCAGTTCAGACCTGGCGATATTGTTTGTAACTTCAATTCAGATAAACTTCCGTTTGACGATAATTCAGTTGATAAAATCTTTTCCTCTCATTGTTTCGAACATATCAACAATTTAAAACATCTCGTTAATGAAATCGTGAGAATTGGAAAGCCAAATGCTGAGGTTGAAGTTTGGACTCCGCATTGGACGAATCCTATGGCGATGTGTTACGGACATAAATTCATATGGTCTGAAAAACAATGGGAACAAATAACAACTGAATTCAAAGCTAGCTGGTTTGATTTATCTAAAGGCCATATCAAGTTAGATAAGTTTCTATATAGCGAGCTACATGAAATACAACTGCCTCATATGAAAATTCAATATTACCACGACTTCTGTATGTTAGGGAAGGTTGTTAAATGATTGTTCAATTTCAAGGCGATTTTGAAGAACAGAATAAAGGACTTGAGTTCATAGCAAGTTATTTTTCTGCTCATGGATATGAAACTACATTTGATTTGGATAAAGAAGCTGATGTAGGTATTTATGCAAGTTCAGGCACTAGAAGAAACGCAAAAATATGTTTCGATGTAAATCATGGTATAGGCAATAAAGGCTGGCATTGGTGTAAAGCTGATATTCATGATATGCACGAAAAAGAACGTAGAAATATAAATCTTGTACCAAATAAACTTGTAGCTGATTTTCTAACAAATAATGGCTGCCAAGCTCATATAGTCGGTGTTCCATATATGGACATGGCATATTATGTTCCTATAATAAATAAGAACGGCGTATTCTATTGTCCAACTCATAATCATGAACTTTGTTCCCTTTGGTATATTGGCCCTCGTATATATGATTTAGGTGAAACTACTTTTAAAGTTCATCCAATGTTAAATAGCCGATTCCCTGTTGTAATGGATATGTTTAAGAATTCATATGATGGATTTGCCTGTACTGGAATAGCTGAAAATGCAATTACTGTCTGTGATTATGCTTCATGTGCGTTAGAAGCTGTAATGCTTAACAGACCTGTAATTGTATTTGAACTTGGATGCTATAGATATTCTAATTTATTCTTACCAAATTCTTTAGAATGGAGATTTAGAAACGCATATTATCAGGCTGAAAGTTGGGATGATGTTAAAAGATATGTTCAAATGTTACGAAATGGAAATGACCCATTAGCTGATATTAGAAAGAAAGCATCTGAAGTTTTGGTAGAATATCCAGGTCATTCAAGAAGGCGTATTCTTGAAGTAGTTGAGAATATAGCAAAGGAACAATTATGATATTGGTGGTTGGCGGGGCAGGATATATAGGTAGCCAGATAGTAAAAGAATTCGTAGCTTGCGGTAAAAGAGTAAAGGTTTTAGATAGAGGCTACTTTGGATTCAATGCTTTAGATGATGTTAAAGATAAGGTAGATATAGTCAGGGCTGATATGAGGTCTGTCCCAAGCTATGTCTTTGACGATGTAAGAACTATTATCAATGTCGGCGGATTGTCAAACGACCCTACGGCTGAATATTCTCCTGAAGCCAATATGGAGATGAATGTCAATGCTACATATAAAATTGCAGAAGATGGTAAGAAATATGGGGTCAGAAAATACATCCTTGCATCCTCTTGCTCAATTTATGATAGAGGGCTTGACGATGAACGAAGTGATACTGTGCTCGATGAATCTGCTATGGTCAACCCTCAAGCTGCCTATGCTTTGTCTAAATTAAAAGCAGAGGAAAGGCTGTTTAGTTTAAATGATGATTCGTTTAAATGTGTTGCGCTTCGTAAAGGGACTGTGTTCGGTTATTCAGATAGAATGAGATATGACTTGGTTGTTAATACATTTCTGAAGTCAGGTTTGAGAGATGGGTTTTTAAATCTACATAACTGCGGTCAGATATGGCGACCGATGCTTGCTATCGAAGATGCTGTACAGGCATATAAATTAGCCTGTGATTTAGACAATATTCAAGGAATATATAACGTAACGTCTTTCAATATACGCATATCTGAAATCGCAATTATGGTTGAAAGTGTGTTGCGTAAGCATGGTTATAAATGCCACTTCAAGTTGAGTTCTTCTAAGTCAGGCATACGCAATTATCGGGTGACTTCGGAGAAGTTCAGGCGGTTGGGATTTAATCCTAAAGTTACCTTAGAGCAATCAATTGAAAATATGCTTATAGAAGTTTTGGCAAATTCTAAAACCGATTGGGATAACCCGTTATACTACAATATCAACTGGATGAAGTGTCTGGATATGGCCGCCGAGATTTTAGGTTCGGAGAAACGGGCGCATGAATGTATCTGATAATCGGAGCTAATGGGCAATTAGGTAGCGAGCTTCATGCGTATTATCCAAAGTCTATAGGTCTTAATCACGGACATATAGAAGTCGAATCGCCTGAAATCATTGAAGCCATAAAAGCCTTGAAACCTACAGTTATCTTTAATTGTGCGGCATACCATAACTTGGATAAATGCGAACTAAACCCTGATGTGGCATATAAAGTAAATGCTATCGGTGCGAAAAACCTTGCGATGGCGGCACAAGAAGTAAAGGCTAAATTAGTTCATATATCTACCGATTATGTTTTCAGCGGAAATACAAATAGACCTTACGAAGAACCAGATATGCCTATGCCTATGCAAGTATATGGCAACACAAAACTTGCAGGTGAATATTTCGTACAGGCTAATTGCGATAACTATATCATAGCCAGAATATCTGCGGTATTTGGGAAATATAAATGCAGAGCGAAAGAATATAACTTCCCGCAGATGATGCTTAACAATTCTAAAAACGGAATTCTAACTGTCGTAGACGACCAATATGTAACGCCTACTTATACATATAATTTCGTAAGACAACTGGATAGAGTTTTGAAAGGCGATTATTCAGGTCTGTTTCATATGACAAACTATGGAATTGTAAGCTGGTATGAATTCACAAAGAAGATTTTAGAAAAAGCAGGCGTTAAAAATGTAATTGTTAATCCATGTGAAAGTAAAGAATCTGTAATTAAACGTCCGGCATATTCGGCGTTATCTAACTCTAATCTAAAGCTATGTGGCATAGATGAAATGTGGCATATAGATAAGGCTTTAGACCATTACCTAAATGGCTTATACTAAAAGGTTTCAGCAGATAATAGATAAAGTAAAAACCATGCCTCTGGAAGATGCCAAAGCATCTTTTTATAAAACCTGCCAACAGTTAGGTGCCGAAGAACGATTAAGGAATCTGTATAAAATTAAGAACAAAGATGGAGCTATTGTCAACTTTGTTCCTAATTCTGGACAGCTTCAATTCTGGCGTAACAAAAGCAACAGAGATTTAATTTTGAAAAGCCGCCAAATTGGATTTTGCGTTTCGCCAGAAACAAAAATTCTTACGGCAGATTTAAGATGGATAAAAATCAAAGACTTAAATGTAGGTGAAGAAATTATTTCCGTTGATGAACATCCACCTAAAGGCAGGGGCAAATCAAGAAAAATGAAGTCTGGTTTTGTTGAGGCAGTTGTTAGGCTTAAAAGAAAAGCATTTAAAATAAAACTAGATGATGGCAGAGAACTTATTTGTACCGATTTTCATCCTTGGCTTACAAAGCAAGGAAGTTCATCTTTTTGCAGTTGGCGTTCTATTAAAAAAACACATAGAACTGTTGGCGAAATTAAAGTCGGTACATATATAAGACATATTACAAAACCTTGGGATAAGCCTACATTTGATGATGGTTGGTTTTCTGGAATATTAGATGGAGAAGGTTCAATAAGTAAAAAGTCTGCTTCTGCAAATTTAGTTGTTTCGCAAAGACCCGGAAATGTTTGGAATAGGATGTTGAAATATGTAATAGATAACAAATACAATTATAGAATAGAAGCAGATAATAGTTTACGAAAATCAAAGTTTGGAAAAATTCCCGTACCTAAAATTTGTTTTGGAAGGATGGATGAACTTTTTAAGTTAATAGGAAAAACCAGACCTACTCGTTTTGTAAATAATAAATTTTGGGAAGGTAGGGAGTTGCCTGGGAAAAAATCTGGAACTGGTTGGTCAAAAGTAATTTCTATTGAATATATTGGCGAACAAGAAATGATTGACCTTCAGACAAGCGAAGGGACATATATAGCAGAAGGATTTGTTTCTCACAATACTTCATTTGCTTGTATCGAAGCGTTTGATAAAGCTGTGTTTGAGTCGGGTTCCCATTGTGGAATTATGGCCGACAAACGTGAAAGAGTTAAAGAAATCTTTGCGATGGTGCGTAGAACTTATCGCCTGTTCTTAAAGGATTGGAGTTTCTTAATTCCACTTCAGACAGACCTCAATAACCAGAACGAACTTGTATGGCACGATAGGGATAGCGCAGTTAAGGTGGCTTACGACTTCAAAGGATATACCTTAAAGTATCTACATATCTCAGAAGCCGCCTTTATAGAAGAACAACGTATAACTGAATCAACTGAATCTATCCCTGATACTGGAAGAATAATAATGGAAACTACGCCTAACGGCATGGGTGGATATTATTACCTCCAATATCAACAGGCGTTAAGAAGCAAGGGAACATATAGACGACACTTTTTCCCTTGGTTTGACCATTATCCAGAGCATCGTGTAGATGTCCCAGACGATATAAATTGGGGCGCAAAGGAAGAAGAAATACGCACAGCTTTTAATTTAAATGACCAGCATTTAATGTGGCGTAGATGGAAGATAGAAGATATGAACGGCGATGAAGAAGAATTCAATCGCCTATATCCGACAGATGAAATCAGTTGTTTTCTATCTGGCCGCAATCAGGTATTTACACAAGGAATACTAAATCGTTTAAATAAAAGTAAATGCGACCCTTCTTTTAAAATTTCACTTTCTGAAGATGGGTTGAATATAAAATCGGAAGATGACGATTTAAGCGACTTTTGGGTTTGGGAAAAGCCACAGGCAGGTGAAGTATATGCCATAGGAGCCGACCCGTCTGAAGGTATCGGTAAAGACTTCGGTGGCGTAACTGTAATTAAATGCAAAACAGGCAGAGTTGTATCTGAAGCACAGTTTCAACTAGAGCCTGATTTGTTCGCAAGGTTTCTATATCGTGTCGGCAAATGGTATAATTCGGCGCATATCTGCTGCGAAGTCAACAGTATAGGCCATGCAGTTCTTATGGTTCTCGTTAAGCTATATGGCAACATCTATAAACGTAGAAGCATAGATGAAAGAACTTCGCTTCCTACCAAGAAAGTCGGTTTTCATACGACCAAAGATTCAAAGATAACTGTTATTAATAACCTAAAGTCTGCGCTTCGTGACGGCCAAACTATGTCTAACAGCGTAAGATTTATGCAGGAAGCTACGATATATATCAGAGAAGAAACAGGTTCATATAACGCACAGTCTGGCGGCCATGATGATTTAGTTATGTCTTATGCGCTTGCTTGGGAACAGGCCAGACTTTTAGGAACCCAAGATGAACGCAAGGAAATGTCGATGGAAGATGAAATGAAAATCAATCCATACACAGGTTTCCTTGAGTTGTCATAAGGATTTGCCATGAATGAAGCTAAAATAGCTAGAGCTAAAGCCCATGTAGATTGGTGGATGAAGAACGCAGAGTCGTTCTGTCAGCCATACTTTGACAAGTTCGCACGTTTTAACGACCTTTACATGGCGAAGCAGCATAAATACGAAAACATACCTGTACATCAAAGGGCTAATTTAAAGCCGCCTTACGCCTTTCAGCAGATAGAAACCATGAAGCCTATGATTATGGAAGCTATCTTCAACGAAAGGCCATATCTCCAGCTAGCTGGCAGGCAGGCCGAAGATACAGAATCCGCTGAAATCATGTCTGATTATATCGACCAACAGCTAGATGAAGTTGGCTTATATGAAAAGTATTCGGACTTTGTAGATACACTTCTTAAAACTGGTACTGCTGTAGCTAAAGTTCCCTGGATAACAAAAGAACGTATTGTTAAAAGAAAACGCCCTGTGTTTGACGAAACTATCGGCGTAGAAACTATGCAGGATGCCGAGGAAGTAGAAGTCTATTATGACAATATCGACTTTCAACATATTGCTATTACGGACTTCTTCCCTGATTGGAGAGCAACTTCTCCAAATGTCCAAGATTTTGATTGCGCTCATAGAATGACCAAGAGCTATTGGGATTTAAAGGCAAACGAAAGAAAAGGCGAAGAAGGTATATATATAAACCTTGAGGAACTTTATAACAGCATAGCCGATGTAGATGGCGACGTTCAGACAGATGCAGGTGAAAGCGAATATGACCATCTAAAGAAAGAAGCGTTAGACCAAGACAGCACATCTAAAGGACTTGAAAAGGTAAAGCTGGTTGAATGGTGGGGGATGTTTGCCGAAAAGGCAGGAGAAGCCCCTGAACCTTACGTCATAACAATAGCCAACGATTGCATAGTTATACGTTGTGAAAAGAACCCGATGCCAGGCCAGCTAAAGCCTTTTGTGGCAGGTATCGACTATCGTGTGCCAAGCGAGTTCTATGGGATAGGCGAAATCGAAATGATTGAATCGCTTATCCACGAAGGTACAACGATGAGAAACGCCAGATTAGACCAAGCTAATATGGCTCTCAATCGCATGTATATCGTTGATAGAACTGCTGGTATCAACCAAAGGTCTATTTATTCAAAGCCAGGCGGGATTATATGGGCAAACGATATAAACGGCATAAGAGAGTTGCCGCCTCCAGAGGTCGTAAATTCTTCGTATAAAGAGTTAGGGCAGGTGGAGTTCGATATACAGAATACAACTGCCAATATAAACGCAGGTCAATCTACACAAAACTTAGGCAAGGCTTTTACAAGAACCGCTACAGGTGTGAATTATCTACAGAAATTTACGTCTGATAGAATAGCTTCCAAGATAAAACTTCAGGAAGCCTATGTTCTTAAACCACTTATAACGCTTATCGTAAGTTACAATCGTGAGTTCGTAACCGACGACCAAGTTGTTCGGGTAACTAACAAGCCGTTTTCTTTTGCACAGTTACCTGTAGATGCCTTTGAAAGAGAGTATGATTATAGGCGTATAGCTGTAGCTGATAAGGTTATGAAAGAGGAAAGACAGGCTAACCTAGCTATGGTCTTTCAAACGCTCATGCCTTTCATACAGCAATATCCAATGATGTTTCATGTGAATAACCTCTTGGGTGATTTCCTTAAAGAATTCGGATTTAGAAACGTAGATAAGTATTTCAACGAACAAGTATATCAACAGCTTATGGGACAGCAACAGCAACAACAGCAGCAGCAACAGATGCAAGAACAACAGATGCAAGAACAACAGATGATGCAGCAGCAAGGTGGTATGCAGGGTATGGATATGGGCGGGGTTATGGACGCAGTTTCAAATATAAGTCCAGAAGAAGAACTTATGATGCAGCTAGGGGGATAAATGGAAGAAAGAATTCAAGAATTAAAAGAGCAAAGGGCTGAAATTTTAGAACGACAGAACAAGGCAACAAAAGCAAAACGGCTGTTAAAAAACAAGGATTACCGAGAACTTATTCTTGAACAACTGAAAGATGAGGAAAAAGGTCTGCTCAATAAAATCTCATCTCCTACGGACATAAACTATAGCCAGTCTGAGAAGCTGTCAGGCATAGAAGCTATAAGGTATCTCCAAGGGCAGATAAGAACAACGAGGGGACTAATCTACTATTTGGATAACATACTCCTTATAGCAGAAGATTCCGACAAACTTTTAGTTGAAATTGAGAACGAGCTAGAAACACTTATTGGACAACCTATAGGCGACAACCAATAGTGGCTCGCTAAAGGCTCCACAAGGAGGAACAGATGGAAGAAATTCGTGAAGGCGTTGATGAGCAGGTGTCGGAAGAAGGCGAATCACTTGGAAACGAAGTGGTTGGCCTTGAAGAAAATGCCGAAGCTCAAGGGGAAGTAGCGGAAGGGGAAGGCGAAGAAGGTCAGGAAGTCCAAGAAGAACAAGCCAAACCGCAAGACCAATGGGCGGGCGATTATGGCAAGCTCAAGAATTCTTACGAAAACTTGAGGATATATGCCAATCGCTTGAAGCAGGAACAGGATTTACGCTTCGCCCAGATGGAAGGTCGCTTGAATCAGATGGGACGGAAAGACGATTCTTTGCCGCCTGATGTGCTTTTCGATGAGGCTGTCAAGAAGAACCCATATGAAGCCGTCAGGAACGTAGCTGAGGAAACAGCTAAGCAAGCGGAAGAAAGATTGGCTAGGATTGAAGCACAGCAAGCTATGCTTGCCATTGAGAGAGCAGAGCAGAATCTTCGTAGCTATCATCCTGATTACGATGATATAAAGCCTGTTATGAGCGAACTGTGGAATTCAGGTCAGTTCAATCATCTCATAAATCCTAACAATCCAAACGACCCTGCTTATATGGAATTCCTCTACTACAAAGCCAGAGAGATGAAGAAAGGCGATATTGCATCTGCGGCTAAGGCACAAGGTAGGCAAGAGGTGTTAAAAGCACAGCAGAGCAAAAGAAAAGCCTTCGCTGAATCCTCCGGCAAAACAACCTCAACTAAAGATTTTAAGGAATTAAGCCTAGAGGAAATGGAGAAGTCGCTTGGAATTGCCCAAGATAGAACTGCAACAGTCTAGGACTTAATCGGAAAGGTTCGACATGGCTATCAATACCACCTCGACCCTTACCGCAAACCTTTGGACTTATTACAATAAGAGGCTGCTTTCCAGACTTGAGAATACTCTCCGTCTGTATCAGCTTGGCGAGAAAAGACCGCTTCCTAAAGGTTATGGTAAGGTAGTTTATTTCCTTCGCTACAACAACATGAATGTCTCTGATGCTCAGGTTCTAGTTGAAGGAACACCGCCAACCGACACAGCACTCTCTAGCGTGAACGTGACTGCTGAGATAGTTCAGTATGGTAACTATACCATTCTGTCCGACCTCATCCAGACAACCGCTATAGACCCTGTTGTCAATTCTGCGATAGACATTCTATCGTACAATGCTGCTGAAAAGATAGATACAGTTATCCGCACAGAGCTAGATGCAACTGGTGCAGAGCAGTTCGCCAACGGCAAAACTGCTCTTTCCTCAACTGGTGCTTCTGATGTGCTGACGGCTAAAGAACTTCTGAAAGCCGCGACTGTAATGAAGGCTAATGCTGTACCTTCAAGAAGCGATGGTAACTATGTTGCTGTCGCTCACCCTGCGGTTACTTACGATGTCATGAACGATACCGCTACTGGTTCGTGGATAGACATCAATAAGTACGTTGGTAAACAGGAAGCCTACAAAGGCGAAATCGGCAAGGCATACGGAGTGCGTGTAATTGAATCGCAGAACATGAGTTCTACGACTTCAGGTACTTCTGGTGGGGCTAAGGTATATAATACTTTGGTTCTCGGTGCCGAAGATTTCGCAGTAATTGAGCTTTCCGGCCATAACCTCAAGACTTTCATCAAGTCGCTTGGTTCGGCAGGAACGGCTGACCCGTTAGACCAGCGTTCGACAGTTGGTTTTAAAGTCACTTGGGCGGTCAAGTATCTTGGCGGCGCAGGTGCTTTCGATACCGACAGGCATATCAAGATTCGTTCTGGTACAGCCTCCGGCATCTAAGATTTTCCCCCAACGCTCACTAGACCCTCCCCCCAATTAAGGGGGGAGGCAATCTAGTTTAAGAGGTGAATATGTATGCAAGAGAATTGGAACGTCTAATCCGTAAAGAGAATCAAGGGCTATGGATTAATTGGAAAGATGCCAAGCCTGAATATGGAGAACATGGAAGCGCAGGTCTTAATTGGAATCAGGAATATATATGCGCTTTGCCTCTGATAGATATGCCTGAACGTACAAGATTTAGAACTGACGGCGGCATAGAAGCTAGAGGCTGGATGGACGTTATCGACATCTTAAAAAACAAAGGCTATATCAGCAAATGCCGAAGATAACAATGCTTCATACCGAATGGAATGGCTGTGCTTATTGGCGTGTATTTCAACCCGCCAAGTTTCTTAACAAGCTAAAAGACTTTGAAGTTATTTGCTTCGATAAGGAAAGACAGCTTAAAGGTTCGATAGAATATTATTATGAGAAGTGCAAAGGTTCTGACTTAATTGTTTCGATGCGCTGTGATAATATCAAGTCCGTTCAAATGCTTATGGTGTTAAGACATTTATGTAAGGTGCCTTTAGTATTTGAAACAGACGATGACTTTCAAAACGTAGATAAGTTAAATATTGCATCTAAGCATTGGGAAGTAGGTGGAGAGCCTTTTGCTTCGGCAACTATGCAGATGGAAGAATCAGATGCCTTGCAGTTCTCTACTATGCCTTTAAAGCGTTCTTTTGGATATAAGTTAGGCAAACCTACTTTCGTCATGCCTAACCTTATAGATATGGATTTAGCTAGGCATAGAGTTGTAAATGACGAAGATACGATAAGAATTGTATGGGCTGGTTCAGCCTCTCATTATCAGGATTTAAAGATGATAATGCCAGCTATTGAACGCATACTAGCTGAATATAAACAGGTAAGATTTGTAAGCGTTGGCATGAAATGCGACTATATGTATGAAGGTAAAGGTGAATCCCGTAAGTTGAAAAAGGGATTTGAATATATAGAAGGTTCAAGTTTTAAAGAATGGAATAGTCTTTTAGGTTCAACCAAAGCCGATATAGCTGTCGTGCCTCTCGAAGATTTAAAGTTCAACGCATGTAAGTCTAATTGCCGCTATCTGGAATGGTCTGTTTTAAAAGTAGCCGGAATATATTCACAGGTCTATCCATATTCAGAAACAATTACCCACAGGATAGATGGCTTTAAAGTACCTATGTTTGCACATAATAGAGTAGCGACAAAGAACACTTTAGATACTTGGTATAATTATCTAAAGGCTTTAATAGAATCTAAAGACTTACGAACAGAGATTGGGGAAGAGGCTTTTGCAAATGTAGATAAGCATTATTCACTTCAGAACAATATATCTATATGGGCTGAAAACTACGAAAAACTTTACGGCCTTAAAATAGATTTAAAAGATATAGAAGAAGCAGAACAAGAGATAGGAGAATCTATATGCCAAGTGAAATCTATGGCATGACTATAGATGAAATGATTGAAGATGTCCAACTGGCAGTTGGAAACGATTCATCTGCGCTTGCTACATACCTTATGAACAATGCTAACTTCTTGCAAAACGAGATATGTAATGCACACGATTGGTCGTTTCTTCATACGACAGGCGTTGTAAACTACAATGCCAACGTAGCTACGGCTACACTTCCTGTTGATTGTATAGACGTAGAAGATATAGTTGACGCTGTAAATGGTGTAAGAATTACGAGAACTGAAATCAGAACTATCGACCAAGCTGACCCTGCTGCCGAAACAAAAGGTACAGCTTTGAGATATGCAAGATGGGGCAACACCGAAATATATCTTTATCCTACGCCAACTGAAAACGGAGTTCTCAATATAAGATATAAAAGAAAACCCACCTATCTTGTGGCTGGTTCATATACGACAATTCCGATTGAATATCAGTACCTTCTAGGTCAACGGCTGTTTGCGGCTGCTTTACAGAGAGAAACAGACGACAGGTTTCAATCTGAATATCAGCTATATCGTAATATGCTGATTGAAGCTAAGCGTTCTGATATGATTAGGCTTGAGGGTGATGACCGCATACGATGGGCTGACGAAGAAGGTAAAACATCCAGAAACAATCCAATGACTTACGAACAGGTGGTAAGGAACTGGTATGCCAGCTAGGAACCTTTTGGTCGAAAGAAGCTATCAGAATATTGGCGGTGCCAATACAACCGCTGCTATATCTAACTTAAATCCATACGAGGCTTCAGACCTTAATAACGTAAACCTTACGCTTACAGGAGCTTTAGAGAAACGATTTGGATATAGACCTGTTAATGGCGTGGCATGGGGAACTAGGAAAATAAGACTTGTTACGCAGTTTCTACAAGATGACGGAGTTAATCAGATAGTTGTTTTCGGAACTGAAACAGGTGCTACAAGCGGCGACTTCGCAGTTCTATCTGGTTCGCCATATCTTACAGGTTCTTTTTTCGATGAAATATTGTCGGTAGGTACGCTTGATAGGCCGTCAATGGTTCAATTTGAAAGCCAGCTTTTTATCTTCAACGGCGTAGATGATAAGATATATGACGGAACTAATGTCGTAAGGATAGGCATAGAAGCCCCGACAACAGCTTGTTCAGGTACTTCTCCTACAGGTGGCTATCTATCATCAGGTACTTACGGCGTAGCTTATAGCTATAGAAATACCACAACCTACGCTGAAAGCAACCTATCTCCTCTGGTGTTTATAGATGCTACAGCAGACGATAAGTTAAGTCTTACTGGCATAACAGCAGGTGATGCAACTAAAGCAGATAAGATACGTCTATATCGAACTGTAGCTAACGGCTCTCAGTTGTTCTATGAGAAGGATATAGATATATCAGATACAACCGCCGAACTTGGAGATGACCCTGATGGTGGCGATGGTGTTATAGTTGTAAATGTCATAGCTGAAAATGATAACGACTTGCCTCCAACCTCCAGAATTGCACATAAGATAGAAAATAGAATCTTCATGCGAGATGAAGAAAATAAAAACAATGTGAGGTTTTCCAAGATTTCATCTCAATATGGAGCTATGCCTGAATCGTTTCCAGTTGAAAATCTTATCGAATGTGACCCTGACGATGCTGACATCGTTATAGGCGTAAGTGACTCAAACGGCTCACCTATAATCTTTAAAGAGCGTTCGTTCGGCAGGGCTGTTCAAACTGGAAATGACGTTTATGTCTATCGTAAAATAGGAAACGTAGAATGTCTTGGGCATCATGCGATAGTGTCGGTAGGGCAAAATGTCGTATGGCTCAATAGATTTAACGTACACATGACTGACGGCGTGAACGTCACAAAGATAGGCGACCAGATAGAAACTACAATTAAAGACCTTAACTTCAACAGGCCAGACCTTATATCAGCTATAAACGTCATGGATAAACAGCAGGTACGATTCGCTGTTTGTGGCGATATAGTTGGTACAGAAGGCGAACCTGATATGGTTATAGTAGGTGACTACAAGCAAGCCGAAAGATATGCTTGGAGCTTCTATAGGCCAGTTGGAACTGCATATCCTGCTATACAGGCCGCTTCGTTTGGCTCAACTGTTAATTCATCTAACAGAGTAGAGTATCTGTTTGGTAACTCTAAAGGCAACGGACATCTATATCAGATGGACTATGGCTTTTCAGATATAGAAGATTTAGACAATATATATGCCATATACTTTGAAGTCATAAGTAAATGGTATGACTTTGGAAATGACTCAAATAAGCTATGGAAATATGTAAATGCTAAGTTCAACTTTCCTGCTGGCGGGCAGTTCTTGTTTGTGGGCGCACAATATGACTTCACAGATGTAACTAGCTCGATAAAGAATATAGAAGTAGGAAGCGACCAGCCTAGATGGTCTGATGGAGTTAATTATCTGGACAAGTGGGGCGATAATCTTTGGGCTGTTACATCTGTAAAAGACGAGAATTGTTATCTACATAAGAAAGCCAAGCAAGTTAGACTTATATTTAGAAACGCTGAAGTAGGTGCGCCGTGTCAGTTACTTGGTTGGTCTATTTATGGCGGAGCTTGTGAATTCAGATGAGAGCTATTGTTAACAGAATTCTAAGCGATAGACCGACAGACTTTTCAATCGAGTCTTTGGCAAACGTCTTAAATGGCGGAATCGAAGATGACAATATAAGTCCAGAAGCAAATATATCTCTTTCTAAAATAAATATAAGTAGTCTGGTTCCATCTGGTACTATATTCCCTTATGGTGGTACAGTTGCTCCTAGCGGTTGGGTTTTATGTAATGGTGCTGAATATGACACCACAGGAGAATATGCCTCTTTATATAAGGCGATAGGGACATCATTTGGTTCTTCTGGTTCAGGTAAATTCAACGTGCCAGATACTAGGGGACGGTTTTTAAGGGGCGTAGATAAAGGTGCAGGGAACGACCCTGACAGAGCTACTAGAACAGCTAGTAATGTCGGAGGAAACACAGGTGATGCAGTAGGTTCAGTTCAGACTGATGGTTTTAAAAGCCATACGCACACGCAAGACCAGCATAGACATGCACAAAATGTAGTTGTAGCAAGTGGTGGAGCATTTTCATATTGGAGTTGGACGAATAATGGTATGACCGAGAGCGGAACTGGTGTTAATACACAATATACAACCGCTACGAATCAAAACACAGGTGGAAACGAAACAAGACCGATTAACTTATATGTAGAATATATTATCAAGCTATAAGATAGGAGTTTTTATGGCATATATCAATCTGCCTAACAACATAACAACTGGGAACCTTCGAGATGGCGAGGATTACTCCAAAGGTTCATACGTCTATGCAAACGATAAAGCTATCGTAGATGAGATAAATGGCAATTTAGATAACGTCAACATTAAGACAGGTGCCAACATCGCAGTTGCTAAGATAAGTGGGACTGCTGTTAATTTAGCTAGCGAACAAACATTAGAAAACAAGACGTTAGATAATTGTTTTATTGGTAAAAATACTCCGTATCTTGGTAACTTCACAACTGCAAATGCAAATAGAATAAATGGAGTGCCGCAGATATGTACCAGAACTTTTGTGCTTCCTGAATATATCCAAAGTGAATCAGCCACTATTGTTATCTTTCCAATCAGAACAGAGTTTGCGCCGGATGGAATCCAGATAACAAAGTGTGGAATAAACTTGGATGCAAACAGAGCATATTCTGTCACGTTCAGATATCGCACAGGGCCGACTGGTGGAGATACAACGATGGCTACAGTAGCGACAGGCTCAGGAGAGGCTACGAAAGACAGCGGAACTTTGACAGAAAATCTTTCTGTAGGACAATATATTGCGATAGGTTTGCCTTCGACTACAGGTGCAAAGTGGCTTAATGTTTGGTTCACATATACTGTGAGGGCTAGCTAATGGCTGTTAAAACTTTTTATCAGACATCTTTTATAGCTCCGTATAATACTGGGTATGTGGATTTGAGTAATGCCGGAAATGACAGCACCTCTAATTATGCTTATAAAACTCTCGACCCTTATAAAGGTGGTTCAACATGGAGTACTTCTAATACAGCTGGAACGACAAACTTCGGAACAATTTCTGCGGTATCAGTTGAACCATACTATTATCATACTGACCCTAGTAAAAATGTAAGATTTGGTACTGCGGTAACTACTGGTAGGCCATCAGATGAGGCAATTAAGGTTACAGTTGATAGAAGTGTAGCACATGGCCCTGCGGCCTACAGTATTAACGTAACTTCTTTGAGAGGTTCTTGGACATGGACAAATGTTAGCCAAATACGAACTGAATGGTCAATTTGGGAGATAACTACCGAACGATTGTATAGAATCAGAATATACGTGACTTACACTCCAGTCGCATCTACTGCGACATGGACAAACCCTGCTGCAAGTTCAACGCATTACAGGGCTGGCTCTGGTGTGTACATAAGTGGCACAGCAGCAAATCCAAATGGTGTAAATGCAGTTCAGTATAAAGTAGATAGCGGTTCGTGGGTAACATGTAGTGGAACAACATCATGGAGTGCCACGATACCACAATCAAGTTTAACGCATGGTAGTCATGTAATAACTATAGCAGTTCAGGATGCGTCAACAGATAATGCGTGGACAACGATAGCAACCACACGGACTATAACTCAAAGTTCGTTGCCGTCACAAATGTTATGATAATAACTTTTAGGAGGTTCTAAATGGCTGAAATAAATACAAACGTAACTGTAGGTTCTACAAGCACTAAGGTACTTGATGTATCAGGTGATAGAGATTGGGTCATTATAGTCAATGATTCAGATGAGGCTGTTTATCTTGGTATGGCTACAGCAGCTGCACTTAATAAAGGAATACGCCTTAATGCAAACGGCGGTTCTCTAGAGATAGATTTCGAATGTCCTTTTATTGGTGAAATAAATGCAATATGCACATCTGGAAACAAAAATCTCTGTGTATTCCAGAAGTCATAAGGAGATAGAAAATGGGTATATATAATCCTTTGGGTGGCGGTTCTTCACTTGAAGAACAAACACTTGCCAACGGCGAATATGTGGAGCTTCCATTTGTAGATGCCGGATGGGGCGAACTAATTGTCGGCGATAACGAGGAACGCGCAAGGTTTTCGTGGGAGGCCGATGGAACTGTGACCCTCATGGAGAACACGGCCAATGTTGTGAACACCGACACAAACACGAAGTTCTGTATCTTTGACAATGGCACTTCGGTTAGAATCAGGAATCGTCTTGGTTCTACAAAGGTCGTAAAATATATCTTAAACAATTGAGGTTTTGATGTCTCAAAACTTTTATAACAATAGATTCGTCCTCGATGATGACGTACGTTTTGACGGGGATAAGCTAATGCAGTCAACTGCAGCGACTACTTTTTATGTCGAAACTACTGGTAATGATACTACTGGAGATGGAAGTGTAAGCAATCCTTTTAAAACGATAACCAAAGCTCTTAATAGCGTTGGGGAATTCTTAACAGGAAACCTTAAAATATATCTTGGGACTGGAACTTTTGCTGGCTGTACTATATCGAAGGAATTGCAGGGTACTGGCTATATTCTGATACAAGGAACGCCGACTGTTATTGTCGCTGAAACGACAGCTACAAGCGGCACGACTAATACAATAACAGTTGCTGGAGCAGGATGGGGTGTAAACGATTACGCTGGCAAATTCGTTCGTTTGACAGCAGGAACGAACTACCTAAGCGATGCTACCAATTCATACATAAACAACGTCTACCCTATTATCTCAAACACGGCAGACACTTTGACTGTCCCTGAAAAAGCTGTAGTATATGACTCTACAACAAAGTTTGAAATAGTAGAACAAGGAACGCTTATAGAAAGCTCAGGATACGCTTTAGCTAATTATAGCAATCCAAGACTTTCTATTTACCCTAAGTATCTTGAGTTGAAATCAACTGGTTCTGGATATTACGCTATTTATAGCAACAACGGCAATATGCAACCGAGGGGCTGTAAGATAACCAGAGGCTCAACGTCTCAATATGGTATTTATCATAACGATGGTTATTGTTTCCCGCAAGGTTGTTACTTTGACGGAACATTTACAGCGGCAGTTTATATCAGAGGCGGGTCGAACATTCACGGTGTGCAGACTTGTTATATTAAAGATGCTGCTACTGGAGTTTACATTTCAGAGCCTAATGCCGCTGTGTATCTTTCAAGCCTTTCGATTGAAGGGGCTACCACTGGAGTGAATTGTCTTTACGGTGCTCAAGTAAATATGATTACATGGAATCAGTACGTCTATATCGACAACTGTACTACGGCGTTAAAGGCTTCGTATGGTGGAGAGATAAACGCAAACTATGTGAATACGCGTTCAGCTATAAACACCACTGGGGCAGAGGTAACGAAGGGTGGTTTAATCCGAACGAACAATTCTCTTTCGGCGACAAATCCTTATAGTCTTACAGACGCAGGGTCGTTGATTTTCAATGACGATACATCGCTTGAATTATCTCTAAGCGAATTGAAATATTCCGACGAATTAACAAACGGCAGCTATATTGATTTGATAAGTGGGACATCAGGGATTGGAGAAGTTCTGGTTGGAGATAGCGAAGAATACGCATATTTTGTGTGGGCATCGGATGGAACAGTAAGTCTAATTGATTATTCTAGTAATGTTGTTGATACAGACACAAATACGAAATTTTGTATTTTTGATAATGGCGATAATGTTCGTGTTAGAAATAGACTCGGCTCAACAAAAGATGTTTCAATTCGAGCCACAATCAGTAGGATATAATGGCGGAACGCTGGTATAATAACAATGGTTATCGAATAGGTACTGAAAAGATTATCGTGGAGGTTTTAAATGGCTAAGAAAGTATTGTTTTGGGAGCAGGAAGAAAATGGCCGAATCAACCCGATTGAAAGTAATAAAATAGACATATCCAACGGGCTGACCGCCGAATACAATACCCAAGTAGAACTACTCACCGACCCCAATTTCGATAATTGGTCGGTAATAGGACTTATTCCGAGTGATTGGGAAACTATGAATTTTGGTAACACTTCCGCTTCTCGTTCAACAGATAAGCATAGTGGTGATTACGCAGTAGAATTAACCTCAGACGCAGCGTTTGAGGAATCTTTTCTTTCTGAACTTTTTGGTGGTGGTGATGCTGGGAGTCTTGAAACTCTACAATTAAAAGTATGGGCAAAAGGACTGACAGGTGTTCCTAATTTATTTTATATCTATCAGTGTGACGCTGGCGAAGATACTTATTATTATAACTTCACAGGAGAAAATGTTGGAACTTGGACAATACCTGGGGGAGAAGGCCCAGACGCTACACAACTTGGAAGTATTCCTATAACTTCCGAATATACAGAATTGGTTGGAGAGTTAGTAACTATTCCAGACGGAGCGTCAGGTGGTGTTACTATGTTCGGAGTAGCTTCTGCTCTTACAGGTGCGACTGCTGTTCTTGATGATGTAGAGATATTGGTTGAAACTGTTAATGTGGCACAGAACGCAAGTTTCGAGGATTGGGAACCTATTGAAGGATTAACTGATTGGGATACAGGAAACTACGGGGATGATGGCGAAGCAACAACTTTCACAAAAGAAAGCACGATAAAAAGAGCAGGTAATTATTCTGTTAAATCAACAGGTAATAACGGGCAATACTCTTATGTTGCTGAACTCGTAGAAGGTGGAACGCCTGACGCAGAAGCATACACAAGTATATTCGGAAGAGGAGATAGCGGTAATCAAGGAACGCCAGCGGTTAAAAAGTTTATATTGAACAATGAATTAGACCAAGCGACTCAGATATGGGATTTTCAAGCAGAAGAGTGGATAAATACTCAAGGCGAGTATTTTGATTGGGAAGATGACTTAAACGAGGATACAAGGGATAATCTAGCTATCGGTAATAATGAAGAATGGGCGGAAGCAGGACATGATATAGTATTCCCAGCAACAGGTAAGATTTATATGGTAGCTTACACAGAGATATCTACCGACGAAGATATTGTCTATATGGACACTGCTTCTGTTGAATCAGCAGGCGTAGGATATGGAGATATAGTAACTGTAGATATAGACGGGAAAATGACTGTTGACGGGGAAATAGCTTGTGATGATGCAACAGGAGATGGAAGCGTTGTTAATCTTGGACAATTAAAGGAGGTAGGCACTGTTATTCTCGGTAGTGCTTTGGTTGATATGACTACAATAGCGACAACTACTATTTATGGTGAACCAACTAATTCAATTCCTTTATTTGTTGTTCAGGTTTGTGAGGAAGTGAGTGATTATTTGGGAGGCCCTGTTTGGCAAATGGGGACGAATAATCCTGATTATAATGATTTAATTAGTCCAGGAACAGTAGCTCCATATTCTGAAGGAGTTGCGAGAACTACATACCTTGACTCTTCAAATGTATTACAGCCAACAGAGAAAGTGGCAATAAATGTAACGACAGGTTCTGACGCAACAACTCACAATGTTAGATGTTATATATTTGGTATAAAGGTATAGATGTAAAATGACGATAACTAGACCTGCATACTAGACGAATAAAAAAACTTTTAACAGCAAAATAGGGAGAGGGCGTGGATATGTTATCCGGCGAATTCGCGGCTATATTTGGGATGATAGGTGTACTAAACGGAGGCATGTTCCTCTATATGAAAGGCATGAAAAGCGATTTAAAAGCTATGTCCGAGAAGATTGAAAAGATTTCAAACGGCTGTTTTGAAAGGCACATGGCTATTGCCAAAGAAGAAGGCAAGACCGAACAGATGGTAACGGCCTTACAGAACAGGGTTCAGATGGCAGAGAGCAATCATGGATTTAAAAGAGACCTTCCGTGAACCTAGAAACGATTGGGAACGGAAAGAATTTGAATTGATAGAAGAACTATACACTTATATCTATAAAGACCCTCGGTCTATAGATGTGTTTTGTAAGTTGATATTCTTTTACAGGGAAGAAATAGCCAGAAGAAAGCTATTGATTAAAGATATAAAAGAGTAGGGGGAACAATGTTTAAAGGCAAGCAAATTACGTTGATGCCGTATCAGCAGGAATATGGGACGTACATAGCTAACTGGTATTTCAGCGGCAAGTATCAGAAATTCTTCAGGCATATAACTAGGCCGCTATCATATCCAGAGGTTTGTAATTATCCGGCAACTATGGACTGTACTGTTATGCTTATTATGTTCGGCAACTTACCTGTCGGCATGATAACGATTCATAACTATAAGCCTATGTCCAGATGTTATAAGATAGGCATGATGTTAAACGATACGGAACAGCATAAAGGATTTGCGCCAGATGCCTGTATTACACTTGCCAATTATTTGTTTAACACAGCCAACGCAAGGAAGATTATCTTTGTATGCCTAGAGAATGACGCAAGAACGATTGAGGTCTTAACTAAAGGCGGTTTAAGAAAAGAAGCCACCTTAAAATCAGAGGCATATTACAAAGGCAGATATTTAGATGAGTTACACTATACGATGTTTAAAGAACAGTACAATTCTCTGTATAAACAGAGGAGGAAGAAATGGGAAGCAAAGTCGGAACAGCCCTCGGAGTCGTTGGAGGACTTGCAGCAATCGCAGCTACAGCAGGTGCGTTAGCTCCTGCGGCTGCTGCTACGGCTCCTGCTATTGCAGGTGCTGGTAAAATAGGACTTGGAACAGGTGGTTTAGCTCTTAAATCTGGCATGATAGGCCAAACTGTACCATTGTCCTTTGGAGTAAATATTGGTTCAACTGCTGCTACAGGTGCAGGTGCAGGTGCGGCTGCTGCTGGTGCTGGTGCTGGTGCAGATACAGCGGCTAAGACAGGTTTTTGGGGTTCTAAATTAGGTTCTTTCCTAGCTAACAATAAAGGTGCGCTTGCGCTTGGTGGTCAAGGTACGTCTATGCTTTCACAGGCGTTTCCACCTAGCGAAACAGGTGCGCCTACAAGCCCTGATTTAGATGCCCAAATACAGGAACTTCTGGCTTTAGGCCAACAGCAACCACAGCAAGTTGAATATAATCAGCAGTATACAATGAATCCTATGGATTACTTTATGCAAGGGAGGATGTCATGAGTGGAAGCTCAACAGATTTTACAGGTAGGCCTAACACTATTCAACAAGGTCAAGGATGGGACGCATCTAGAGGACAAGCTACTGGTAGTGCACGGCCTCAAGTTAATTATGGTAATTATGGAGCCGCCCCTCCAGGGATGAATCCAAATGAATTTACGATAGGCGGACAATCAGGAACTACAGGTGGAGAACAACGTGCTGCCTTTGGAGATGCTTTAGGTGCATATAAGAACCAGCTAGGAGGCGCACAAGGTACTGCTAGCAACCTAGCTAACATGCGGTATAATCTACAGAATCCAGGACAATATAAAGTAGGTGATATAAGTCAACAGACGGCAGGTGCTTTCAACCCAGGCCAGCTTTATTCAAACAGCCTAGACCCGTTAGTTCAGCAGCAATTAAGCAGGGGGCAGCAGGAAGCAGGGCTACAGGCTAGGTCTATGGCTCAACAGTTAGCTCAACAGGCAGGTGGCAATAGGGCGTTAGGTGCGGCTTTGGGGCAAAGAGGTATGCAACAGTCTATGTTAGCTGGCAATCAGATGCGTACAGACGCTTTAGGCGCACAGTCGCAAAGAGATATAGCACAGCGTCAGGCAGCCGAAAGTGGCTATGGCCTTAACCTGCAAGGTATGCAGATGAATAACGCCGCTAGGATGGCTCAAGAACAGGCTAGGCAGTCTGGTTACGGCTTGAACCAGCAGACAGCCAATATGATGAATCAGGCAGAAGCTCAGCGTATGGGCGCATATACAGGTGCGGCAGCCCCACAGATGAATCTTTTAGGCATGTTAGGCAGCCAGCTACCAGCATTTGGTAACCAGTTCACAGATAACACCATACAGAGTTTAGGCAGGAGAGAACAGCCAAGCGGAGGTAAATAATGAATACAGATATATTGGGTCAGTTACTTGAAGGCAATAGTGAAACTACTAGTAATATAGGTAAGGGATTTCAGCTAGCACAGTCTAGCCAAGATTCTAGTAATCTTATTTCTCAAGCATTACAATCGTTAAATGAGAACAGTACCAAGTATAATAAAAAAGCAGAAGAAGCAGAGAAAAAAGCTAAAAGATTCAGCCTTATAGGAAATATTTTAGGTGGCATTGGAGCTTTAGCAAACACAGTTAATATGTCTTATCAAGGCATAAAGCATAGCAGGAGAGGCTTGCCTATAGGTGACCCTGCATATGAGTTCGGTACATCTATGGCTAATCAGGGAGATGATTTAAGAAAAGAATCTGAAAGATATAGCATACTAGGAAAGACAGACCCAGCACAATTACTTGCTATTAACCAAGCTATGCAACAGGAAAAACTACTCCCTTATGAAATAAAACTTATGCAAGCTAAAGCAGCATCTTTGTATAGACAAGAGGCTAAAGAGAAAAAACAACGTGAACTCCTATATAAAGAAGCTGAAAGAAAAATTAAACAAGGTGAAAAGGAAACTGTTAGTGTAGCTAAAGAATTGTTATCAAGGAAAGAAGCATTAAAGAACGCAGAAGAAAATCTGCCAGGGTTCTTTGGAGCGTTGCGTAGTGAAAAACTAAATGAAATGAAAACTGTTAAAGGCCTTCTACAGTCTATGAATCCTTATACTGGAATAAGAGATTTAGGGAGAGGAGCTAGACATCTGTTATCTAAAACTGGAATTGGATGGCTAGAGAAACCATTATATACAACTACAGGACTTGGTGCTAAAGAAGGTACGTTTGACACGCCCGAAAATATAAAGAAACTTAAATCAGAAGCAGATTTAGCTTCCGCGAAATTTGATGTTGTAAAAGATAATCCTGCCGCTAGAGCCATAGAAAATATTGGTGGAGTAGATGCTTGGGTAGATTTCCAAGAATATAACAAAGAATTCTTTGGAAGAATTAAAGACCAGCCATTACTACACAACCAACTACAAAAAGCAATTATGGAATCAGACAAGATAGACCATGAAAAGAAAGTTATTCTTAATGCTTTTATAAATCAGGAAATTACTTCAGAAGATTTGTTAAGTCAATTTCCAGAAGTTGCTCCATATGTTGAAGCATTAATGCAAATAACATTTCAAATGAATCAGATTAATCCATAAAGGAAAAACAATGGAAGATTTATCGGGTGTATTTCAAACGCCAGATGAAGAACAAGAAGAACATCCATTGAGAAAGCAGAGAGGTTTTTTATCTAAAGCATTGGATAAAATGCTAATGCTTAATCCTGCAACTGCGCTCCCAAGTAGGTTACTTTTCAAGCCAGAAGAAGATGATAGAATAGGTAGAATGAATCGTGCCGCTGCCGAAGGAGTTGTTGAATCTGCTACTCTTGGTTATATAAATCCAAATACAGAATATGAAAACGAACATACATCTGATAATATAGCTAGATTTGCAGGTCAAATAGCAGGTAATTTATTGCCTTTTGGTTTAGCTGGCAAAGGTCTTAAAGCTGCTGGATATGCAGGTAAGACAGTTGTTTCTAGGATTGCTGGTCAGGCTGGTATTGGTGCTGGCACGGGTTTTCTATCTAAGGCAGAAGAAGATGAATCTAGGTTAAAAAATGCTTTAACTACAGGTCTTTCGTTTGCTGCTTTTTCTGGTGCGTCTGAAGCTATAAGAGCAGGGTATGGTCAATTGGCAAAGAAGGTTATAGCAAATAAAAAGAAAAGCCAATTTAAAGCAGATAAAAAACAGTTAAGGCGAATGGAAGCTGCTGAAAGAAGAACCCAACGAATTGCGGCAGAAGTTAATAAAAGAAAGAACTCAGGTGAGTTTGATTTTGAATTACATGAAGCATTAAATCAAAGAGGCTTTGATTTAAAAACAAGAAACGATTTTATAAAATGGATAGACAAACCAGACAGAAGTGCACACGATATTTTCACAAAGTTAAGCCAAGACCCCGTTGTTGATTTACAAATTAAACAAAGGCTTCTTAATATAGATGAATTAAACGCCAAACCTTTTAGGGATATGGCAGAAGCTCTTGGCGTAAGAACTGAACTTATAGAACCTCAATCTTTATTGAGTAAGATTTTTACTAACACGCTTGAATTTGCTGATAAGCTAGATACAAAAACAAAAGGAATTGTAAGAGTTTATGAAAATGTACATAAGTTAATATTAGGCAACCAAGATGCTAAAAATATAAAGAATAAAATATTCACAATGTTTGAACCTCATATAAAGAAGCTGAAAAAGATGGGGCTATCAAACAACGACATAACTGAACTTATGTATTATATAGAAGGCGACCCTACAAATCCAAACTTCAACCCATTTTTTAATCCAAGCAAATTAGTTATTCCTGGAAAGGAATATATAAATGCTTACGATTATAAAAAGTGGGCTGAGAAATTAACAAATTTAGGATATAAATCAAGCATACCAGAAGGTGAAATATTTAACGAACTTTCTGCTATTAGGAAAGTTTTTGATTCTGTGTTCAGGGATTATCCTAAAGTGTTTAAAGATTCTGGAAATATGAAGAGATATGTAACAAGGCTTGGGAAAATACCGAAAAATAGAATCATGGAGTTTAAAGACAAACCTGCAAAAACTATATCTGAAAAGCTGTTAGGTAGGTCTGAAGCAGATGTTGCTAAAGAAAGAATACTAACTGGGAATAAAGACAGAGCAAAAAAACTAGCTAATAGAGATTTTGTAGATATAATAGATTACTATTCCTCTGAAGTTGGTAATGCTGTTGGATTCAAAGATACACTGCCACAATATCAGAAGATGATATGGAAGCTAAAGGCTTTGGGTCTTGATATAGAAGCGAAGAGCCTTGAAGATGCAGCTGCCAAGGCTCTTGGTGTAAAGGACATGACCTATGTAAGAAAGATAACTGCCGAAAAGCTAGCTGGTATGGCTGCTGAGGAAGTAGATGACCTTTTAAAAGGTATGGGATTAAAGCCTACACTTGCAGAGGATTTGTTTAGAGGTGCAAACGAATTGATGTATAAAGCATTTATAGGAATGAACCCAAAAACAATTTTCATTAAGCAGCCTTTACAGCCAGATATGGTTGGCGCTGGTGAAACTGGTTGGAAGTGGATTCAGATAGGTAGGAAAGAATATTTAAAAGGTACCTATAAAAATCTTCTAGAAGAAGTTTCGCCACAACTAAGGGCAGAAATACTAGACGTAGCAGGAACAGGGCTAGCTTCACCTCAACGTGCTTGGATTAAAGAACTTACAGATATACTTGGATGGGCTGGTAAGCATGGAATGAAAGTATTTACCAATCTAGACATGACAAATAGACAAACAGCTTTTCTTGCTGGATATTTAAAAACAAAAAGTTCATTACAAGATGCTACTGGTAGAGAACTTCATAGAACGATTGAACATTTATTACCTGCTGAGAGAGTCTTGATTCAAAAGACTTTACAAAACGAAGGACAAGAAGCTGCGGCTAGACTTGCTGGTGTAATATTTTCAAGACGAATTAACTTTGATTACGGGATTATAAACAAACCCGAACTTCTCAGAGGAGATTTTACAAAACTAATTCCTTTTACAACTTGGGGAAGAAACCAGCTTGTGAGAGTTATTGGTGATGTAAAAGGTGAGAACTACGAACAGCTAGTTAAAAGAATAGCTGTACCAATGGCCTATATAACAGCCGTAAAGTTTTTAACTGGGTATGACATGGGAGAAGTACATCCTTTATCAACAATTCCATCTGCTATGCCACAGACTCCGCTTCCTTCTGTTACTGGCGCAATCAAAACGGCTGGATATAGAGGCTTGCCAGCAGGAATAAAAGAAGCAGCAAGAGGAATACCAGCTACTAAAGTTTATACAGAAGGAGATAGAGTCAGAAAGATTTTTAAGAAAGAAAAAATGCCAGATGCAGTTGCTCAAGGTATATTTAGAATGACCAAAGATGGATACTTAACTGAACTTATGAAGTTAATGGGGGTTAAAGAATAAAGATGAATATAACCACACACTTTACAAGACAAGAATTCGATTGCGAAGATGGTACTGCTTATCCTGCTACATGGATAGAATCTAGGTTAAGACCTTTGTGTGAAGCACTTGAGATAATAAGGGCTGCAACTGGTAAACCTATGACAATCTTTTCTGGCTATAGAACTCCTGAATGGAACAAGAAAGTCGGAGGTGCTTCTCGTTCTAAGCACATGGACGGCATAGCTTGCGATATAAAGCTAGAAGGCATGGGAATTAAGAAGCTATATGAATTCATAGACAGGCTTCAAAGGGCGAATATAATTCCTAGAGGCGGTCTTGGTTTATATAATTCTTTTGTTCATTATGATACAAGAGGACACATATCCAGATGGTAAAGGAGGCAGTCATGGCAGAGAAGATAGTAAAGAGTGGGTGGCGCACATCTGAGTTTTGGGCTACGACTTTGGCTTCGGTAGCTGCGTTACTTGCCGCAGTAGGTGGAATCCTAGATGGTCAGGTAGCGGCTATAATCGTAGGTGTATCTGAAACCGCCTATGCTATATCAAGAGGATTGGCGAAGAAATAATGGATTATCTACTAGCCATAGGTATCATCGCCTTGTTGGTTTTCCTGTTCAGCAAGGAACTAAAAACAGTTGGTAAAAAGTACAGTGAACAAAAGGAACAATATAACAAGGACGTTGATAGGATTCTCGATGAGTGCGGTATTGCTCGTGAGTCTGTTCGTAACAGGTTGCGTAAGGTCATGTCCGAAATGGCAAAGACCCAAAAGCGTATGCCCTGAATACGAGCCATACCGCACCTTTGACGAGAGGAAGATGGAGCATCTCGACATCGAGCTTGAGATGGATATACAGACCTGCCTTATCTATCAGCTTCGGGCGTATGAGATTGCTCCGTGCTTTATTCCAGAATAACCTCCAGAGAGGGACACTTTTTATCTACCTTGATGAAGTTAAACGTCAGGGTCTTGCCCTCTCCACCTATAAGCCTATCGTCTTCCACGATTCCCATACGTTCTAGGACATGAAAGACGGCATCAAGGATAGCGGTAGCATCTCTGCGCCTGTTGTCCCCTGCGATGTAATTAAAGATAGCGTTGACAGGTTGGTTGATGGTAGAGAACTCCGGCATTTTCTTCATCTGCTGTTTGAGTTGATACTCTGTATTAAGTCTCCATTCCGAGAAGTTCTTCTTTGGATAATGTATACCATTCCGCGTAACTCCCATTTGATTTTTCCCGCCTGATATTTGTCCTTTTATAACGAACCTCATTTCATCTCCTCGTATCTTTCTATGACCTGTAGCCAATCTTCGTTTATGGTTAGCATCCCGTTAAGCATGTTTAAAATCTTTGCGGGTGGTTGACGATGTATGCTGGCGAACTCTCGTACAGATGGGTAATGACACACAGATTTTCGTAGCCTTTTAATCCTATCGTCCATAGCTTGTATTTCCTCTGGAGTTTTAGGCTTCGGCATTTCCTCCCCCTATGGTTTTACCAATCTTTTCTATAAACACTTGAAATTCTTTTTGTGTAAAGTCTATTGCTCCTCTTTCATGTACAATTCTTATGTGTTCTTTATCTCCAATAAGCAGCTTTACATTCCCTCCGGCAAGCGGAATGGTTCTGTATTCGTTCTTAAGATACCAATCTTCTGACTGTGAACTTCCACCATATCCATATGTACACATATCATACCCCCCGTTTCCTAAAGGCTTCACGAACAATGTTTGTTTCGCTATCTTCAGGTCGGCATATAAGCTCTGTTGTTATCTCCTCCTTCAACGCTTTAAGCTCGGAACGGAAGAAGTCTATCATTAGCTTATGACCATTTAATATTCCATCTTCAACAACGTCTATTCTGATGGCCATTTTATACTTATTGCTCATATCCTGAAACCTCTCCTCCCACTCTATCTTATATTCTGGTTTGTCCAGTCTTTCGTATTCAGTAAAAGAATATCCGCTTGTGTTGTGTTTTTTACATTCATTTACAGCATGATTTAATTTATCGAAATTTAGAAATATAGCTGGCTTATCTTCTTTCTTATCAAGTTCCATAGTCAACTCACATCTCATACCATGGTCAGATTCTTTCTTATCAAGAGCCATGATAGCATCGGCAGCATCGCCCAATTCATGGCCGTCTATATACCGATACAACGCCCGCAGTACATCATCTCTGTTCATAAAATCCCCCTTTTCTTAAAGGCTTCATCCAAAAGCACAGTTATCCTCTGGCCTTCACGTTCGGTAAGGTTTGTACCATGTTCAATATAGCTGATTATATCATCCTTCAACGCTTTAAGCTCGGAGCGGAAGAAGTCTTTTACCTCGCCCATCACATGAAACATCACATTGATGTCGTCGTCAGAAGTTAATAGGATGACGAACTGCCTAGACAGCCTCTCCTCCCACTCTATCTTATATTCTTTCTTATCAGGAGCCATGATTTCGTCGGTTAGTTTTTCTGCCCATTCTTTTGTGTAGTATTGACCTAACACCCTCACCACATCATCTCTGTTCATTTAGCCCTCCTTAAATGGTATGTAATACTCCGCCAAGTGCTTCTACTAATAGTTCAACATCGGTGGTATAGTACCCATCAGGTTCACCTTCAAACATTTCAAGGGCATCTAAAGCATCTACTTCATCGCAACTCATATTCGCTATGTCGTGTTTACCTTTATAAATAGTACAGCATCCGTTATCGTGATACGATATTGTAAAATTCCCATTTCTAATAATCCGTTTTACTGTTTCTCTATTCATCCTCAACCCCCTTGATTCTGGTTTCCAGCTCCTTACGTATTATCCGTGCCGTATCTTCCCGATAGTCAACATGCCCGCCATGATTTTCTTCTATCTCCTTTACAATCTCCACCGCCTCTTTCAAACCTTCGATGCGAATAAGCAGAGGACACTTCGCTATTGTACAATTAAATTTATCAATCTTATTGAAATCTGCGTGTTCGCATTTATCGCAATACTTCATTCCCCCTCCAATTCTTTGATTCTGGTTTCGATGGCTTCCGTAATTAAATAATAGTTGGGCGATTGTTCCTCCCTCAATCTCTCTATGATTCCTACCGCCTCCTTCAAACCTTCGATGCGGGTATGAGGCCTGTTAATGTCACCTGCTTTATCACTAACAGTTAAGGGTACATCCTCCAGTACACCATCCCATGCTCGTTTCATTCCCCCTCCAGTTCTTTGATTCTGGCTTCGATGGCCTTGGCTACTATTTTGTTGCACGGCATACTCGTTGGATTTTTACTACAAGCTGTAAATGTTTTGCTTGCAATCTCCACCGCCTCTTTCAAGCCTTTGATGCGGGTTTGGCTTTCGCGCTTAATAACATACGACGTTAATGACTTCCACAAGGGCATTAAATCTTCTGAAAGCAAATCCTCCATACCTTTCACTTGTGCATTGAGAAGTATGCTCATCAGTTCATCCATTACTTACCTCCAATTCTGCCTCGACCTTCTCAAGATAGCGGATACAAACATCAAACTTACGATTCATGTTTTCGTGCGCAAATGCCACGCGATGGTCATCGTATTGGGAATATTGGTCTTGGATTGCTTCTTCTTCCCTCAAATACTCCACCACCCACTCCATAGCCCTGTCGATTTCGGCTTCTGGCATACCATCTGGATACAATTTCATTCTGTAATGTATTACTCTAGGTTTCATCCCTTCCCCTCCAGCGGATTCGTAAATCTTGTTAAGTCTGTAGGCGGCTTTATCGTCTATGTAGGTTTGCATCATCCCTTCCTCCTCTTTGTGACATTTCCTGTCGCTCATTATTCATGCCATTCGGTGATTACTCGATGTTGAGCGGTAGCAAGTAGTGCTATGTGTTCGGGAAAAGTAAGCCCTGCGACTTGGTAGTGATGCGTCCTAGACCCGTCCTCGTTTTTCTCCCAGAAGTGGATACATAGACTAGAGGGATTATATTTTCCCGCCTTAATGTCCTGCATAAGGTCCTCTAGGGCATCTAGTGCCGACCATTCACGGC